TAGCCGCATAGAGGAGACTTAGATGGCTGTAACAACAAATATTGTAGACAAAGATGGCAATCAGATAGATAGTTCAGTAGCTACATCTATTCCAAGTAATCGTGATTTTCGAAATGCATGGTCGCTATCTGGCAAGGTTATTTCAGAAGATATTACTAAAGCCAAAGAATTATTTAAAGATAAAATTAGAGAAGTTCGTGCGCCTTTGTTAGAAGCAGAAGACGTTGCGTACATGAAAGCATTGGAAGCTGACGATGCTACAGCAAAAACTAATTCTGTAAATAAGAAAAAAGCATTGAGAGACGCACCAGCGGCACAAGCCATAACTGATGCAACAACGATTGCAGAATTAAAAGCCTCTTGGGATACAAGCGTATTAGGAGCAAGTCCATACGCATAGGAGTGAGTAAATGGTTGACCCAGTTAGTGCAATAGCGATAGCTGGTACTGCTTTCAATGCACTTAAAAGAGGTGTTTCCATAGGCAGAGATATTGAGTCTATGGGTAAAGATTTATCACGTTGGATGTCTGCGGTATCAGATATTGACCGCGCACACCATGAAGCAAAAAACCCACCCATATTTAAAAAATTATTTAATGGTAAATCTGTTGAACAAGAAGCAATGGAACTGTTTACACAAAAAAAACAACTGGAAAACCAGAGAGATGAACTTCGTAAATTAATTAGCAGTATGTGTGGCCCTCAAGCATGGCAAGAATTAATCAAGATGGAACGTGATATAAGAAAGCAAAGACAAGAAACTCTTTATGCTCAAAGAGAAGCACGTAAACATTTTGCAGAGGCAATAGCTATAATAGTTTTAGTATTAACGGTTGTTGGTTTTTTTATTTTTGTTTTTTATCTTTGGCATAATAAGGCTTAGAAATGATACAAAAGAAGCTAGAAAAAGATAGTAAATACAGTTATTTAGATGCCGATGGTGATGGTGTGGTCGATGATGATGAAATGCGTTTACATGATATGGAGATGCAAGACAGAAAAGAAAATGCACAGCTTCGTAAACTAACTGCACAAAGACGCATGGCAACAGCCGTGTTATGTTTTATGGCAATCTATACCCTATTGATGTTTGCACCGTTCATACCAGATACACGCATCAAATTGCTTACTGATTTGTCAAACTTGCTATATATAACAGGTGGTGGTATCGTTGGAGCATACATGGGTGTAAGCGCATGGATGAGTAAAAAATGATAGATATACATCACACAGTAGAGATAGCTTATGTATTAGTTATTTCCATGTGGGGAAACACAGGTCAGGATTGGCAATACATAGGCAATCAAATTGTGTTGCAACAACCGATGACGCTAGACCAATGTGAGTATTTGATTGATGAGACAATGTGGCAAGCCTTCTATAATAACGAATATTATAAATTAATGGCTCATTGTTACCCAGAGGACTAATACATGATAGGTATTATTGGTAAGATTTTAGGTTCAGATAAAATTTTATCCAAAGGTATGGATTTGATTGACTCGATTCATACGTCTGATACTGAAATGATAGAAGCAAAGACGACTCAAAAAGTGGAGCTATTAAAAAGTTATGCACCATTTAAAGTAGCACAAAGATATCTTGCATTGATGTTTGGCGGCACATTTCTTCTTTCTTTCTTTCTTGTTTTAGGAATGACTTTATTTGGAATTGGCAATACATTTACAATTAAAACAGTTCTTGATGATTTTTACATTGGAGAGATAATGTTATTAATTATTGGCTTTTACTTTGGCGGAGGTTTAGCTGAATCAATAAAAAGAAAGCCAAAAGAATGAGAAAGTTTGCAAAAGTTCCAAAGACAAAAGGTGGTGTGCCAAAGAAATATGTGCGAGGCGCAAAGAATCCAAAGGCACGAGAAGCAGAGATAAAACGTACTGCTAAACTGTATCGACAAGGCAAACTCACACCAGCTATGATGAAAAGAATAAGTCAGCAAAGGAGTAAAGGATGAGTAGCAAGCAAGCGGTTATAGACAAATATCATAAATCTTCTGGGATATCTAAAGCAACATTGAGTAAAGTGTATTCCAGGGGTGCGGCTGCGTACTTTTCAGCTGGTAGTAGACCCAAGGTTTCACAACACGCTTGGGCTGCTGGTAGAGTTCGCAGTTTTGCAACAGGTAAAGGTGGCGCACGAAAAGCAGATTCCGATTTAATCCGAGGTGGTAAAAAGAAAAAGGCAAAAAAGTAATGGCACTTACGAAAAGACAAAAAGATACCTTGAAACGACACAGCAAACATCATACAAAAAAACATATGAGTGCTATGAAAAAGGATATGGAAAAAGGATTGACTTTTACAGCAGCACATAAAAAAGCAATGAAGAAAGTGGGAAAATAATGCCAGGTAAAAAACTATCGCCAAAGCAAATGAAAATAGCCAGAGTTGCATCACCAAGAAATAAAATTACAGGTGCTGATTTTAAAAAACTAAAAAAAGGCAAGAAGAAAAATGGACGTGGATAAACTGCGAGAGCAGTTAGCCGAAGACGAGGGCTGTAAATACGAGATATATCTTGATCATTTGGGTTTGCCTACATTTGGTATTGGACATTTGATTACCAAAGATGACCCAGAGTGCAACATGGAAGTTGGTACAGTCATTGAACAAAGTCGTGTGCAGTCTGCTTTTAATTTAGATATTACTGTTACGATGGAAGATTGTCACAGACTCTACAAAGACTTCAAAGAATTACCAGAGGAAGTACAGTTGATTGTAGCAAACATGATGTTTAATCTGGGCTATCCAAGACTATCTAAGTTCAAGGGCATGAAAGCAAATGTAGATGCACGAGACTGGTCTGGTGCTGCCGATGAAATGGTAGATTCAAAGTGGTATACACAAGTACCAAACAGAGCAAGACGTTTAGTTGAGAGAATGAGACAGGTAGATGGTAGCCAAACGGTTTCAGAATCCTAAAGGTGGATTAAACGCTGCTGGTAGAGCGCACTTCAAGCGCACTACAGGAGCTAATTTAAAACGTCCAGTAAAAAGTGGAGACAATCCAAGACGCGCTAGTTTCTTAGCAAGAATGGGAAATATGAGAGGAAGAGAACGTGACAGTAAGGGAAAGCCTACGAGATTACTACTTAGCCTTCGTGCGTGGGGTGCAAGCAGTAAAGCGGATGCTCGTGCGAAAGCAGCAGCCATCAGCAAACGAAACAAAGCCAAAAAGTAAAGAAGTACAGTATTTAAAAGGTATAAAAAAGGAGAAGAAAATGTATGGTTCTATGAGAAGTAAACCAACCAAATCAAAAGCTATGAAAAAGCAAGCTGCTACAGCTATGTCTATGAAGAAAGCTAAGAAAAAACCTAAGAAGAAGATGTAATTAGAAGAAACCTCTTCTCCAACCACTAATATTTTTGTATACTTGAGACTTTATTTTTGCTCTTGTTTGCCGTGTCGGTTTTGGTGGTTGAAAGTTAATGACTTCATCTTTTAATCTTTTTAATTCTTCACGAAAATTTTGTATTTCTTTTTTTGAATTTTCATCGTATGGTTTGTTGAGCGAAGTTTTTATCATGGATTTCCTCCCTATTAAAACTCCCTGTGTAGGTTTGATTGTTGCCTACACAGGGTTTTTTATTATAGCCTTCTTATCGCTGGTTTAACTGGCAATCCTTGACCATCATCAAACACTTTTGATATACGCAATGTAAATTTATCACGACCTCTGGCTGTTTGATAATCTGATTTATATATTTGTATTGAATATTCTTGGTCTTTTTCTAACACTATTTCACGCGAATCAATACTTTTTGTTGTGTTATTCCAATCACCTAACGTAGTAATAACTTGACACATCGCTTGGGTTCTTGCGTTAGGGTCATCACTATTTCTATCTGGTTCAAATAAAGTTTGTTGTAGGATTGGTTCATATGTTTTAGCCATTATTTGCTCCTTTTTTTTGAAATTCATCTAACTTTTTATTAAATGCTGTTCTTATAATTTGATAATCTGCTGAGTATTTTTGTTTTATCATTTCTAGAAACTTGGTATTTTTATTTAACCACGTATTAACATCTCTTTCATCAACGAGTTTTGCTATTTGTTCCGGTATTTGCAGTATTAAATATTCGTCTTTTTCTAGCCTGTTAGCCTGGTCTTCTGTCAATGTTGTTTTAATAATTGATATAGAGTTTGGGTCAGGCTCAAACGGTGGTGGTTCTTCTTGTTTGACTTGCTGCTTTTGTTCAACATGACGATTAGGGTTTTTGAAACTTTCTGCTTCTTCTTCTGAATATACAAATCCAGACGCACCGATAAGTTTGAGGATTACCCTGTCTTTGGCGCGTTTTTCCGACATGGCAAACGGATAGCTATTCTTTGAATTGGAAGGGCTTGCTTCACCAATAGACCATTCTGTTTTATCTCCGTCTGTTCCTGTTACACACATAGCAACGAAGCCTTCTTCTACATTGTCCTTTATAACATCTGGTTTTTCAAACTGTATGCCGATGTGACTTGCAATACGTTCAAGAGCATCGTGATAAATAACAGGTGTACCATGACAATCCCAGGTAGCTTCTTGTTCGGTCATGCCTACCTTGCTAATCAAGTCTTTAAGATGTTGTGGTATCTGTCTTTTTTTCATTTTGCTGTCTCATTAATCTGTTGTTTTCATTGAATAGTGTAAGAAATGCCTGTAGGTTTTCAGCTAAATCGTCCATTTCTTTTGCCATTTTTGATAGTTTAATATCCATCACATCTAATTGTTGTTGTAAGTCTTCATTCATCATATTCTCCATATATTTTTTGCTATTCTAAAAAATTCGTTGCCTTGATATGACATTATTCTTTCGAGGTCTGGTGATACAAACTGCAATGCTTCATCAAAATTAAATGATTTTTTCATGATGTTTTGTATGACCAGCCATCGTTGTTTTACGACATTGAAGTGATACTCTAGGCTATCTTTTTTGAGTAAGTCAGTAGTTTCTGGTGTGGCTATCTCATAGCCATCTGCTGTGCAAAACAATAGGGCTGGTGTTAAGCCTGTTGCCTTCCAGTAGACTGCTTGCTGACAGATTTGGTTGTGATTTGGTTCTTTGACTGGTTTGGGTATACGCCAGGTGCGAGTGCCATCCTTCTTTATGGGATTGCGGATAGACCAACTTGTTTTTAAATCTATCATTTTTTTCTTTGAGCGATAGTCAATCAGATACATGGTTGGCACATCAATATCATCCACAACAAAAAACTCTTTTTTCTCGCCTGTAAACTTTTGTTTGCCAAAGTATTCTTTCAACCCTTTATCTGCCTGTACTGCGGTTGAGTGTATGTGTTGGCGTATTTCTTGGTGTTCCTCTGCATCTTTGCCATCATCAAACGTGCGAGGTTTGTAGAAACTATACTCACGCTCTACAATCTGTTTTGCTTCATCAAAATCTATCGGTTCTTTCTTATCAAACGTAAGACCCAAAGATAAATCAACGAGTCGTTGTACTGCGTTGCCTGCCGTCATTTTAGCAGAGCTTGGAAACGATAGTTGCATGTGAAAGTCACAGTACAGTTTTAAAAAATACTCATATAGTGGTTGCGTTCCACCACTTGCTGAGTTGTGCATGGCTCGATTGCCAAATACTTTTCTATATTCAGTCATTGTTTTCTCCTTCCTTCATCTCCTAAAGAAAAGAACACAGCTTAAATCACGCTCACGATATAATCTGTTTGGTTCTCTTTGAACATCCCAACCATGCTCTTTCCATTGACGAAGGCACTCTTGATAGGCTTTGTATCCACCAATGTACCCCTCATCACAAATTTCAGGCGGTTGTCTCCACCCCCAAGATGGTCTGTACTCTATTTCTTTTCTTACACCGTCACGCCTCGCAACTGGTATTGTTTTGTTTCTAAATATTCTATTTGTCATTATATGTCCTTCCTTTTTTTTTGAATCATTGTTTTTAAAAGAGTATCACAGTATTGACATAATGTCAAACATTCATTATTTTCTAAAATATAAATTTTATCGAAAGGACAATGAAATGGAAAACAAAAACGCATATAAAATGGTAAGAACTACTGACCCTGAGACAAGCATTGATGCAGCTATATCACTTGACCCAACTAAATTAGAGAAGATTGTTTTGGAAGCGGTTTCACAATTTCGTGAGCAAGGTGCTACTATGTCTGAGATTGAAAGAATGTTGGTTACAATACATCCAGCAAGTATCACACCACGATTCAAACCTTTGATTGAAAAAGGATTGATAAAAACAGATAATAGAACTCGCAAGAGTGTACGTTCTAATCGTCAACAGCGTATTCATTGGGCAACAGAATATTACAAGGAAGAACAGCAATGAAACTAGAAGATTACATAGAAAAAAGAGGTATTAGTAGACGTTACTTTGCAAAAATAGCCAAGCTAGATAACTCAACCATTACTCTTTTAATACAAAAAAAACGAAAACCAAGTCAGGACACACTTACCAAAATCTTTATTGCCACGAAAGGTGAGGTAACAGCAGACGATTTTTATCATGCCTAACAGTCGCAATAAAGGAGCATCATTTGAAAGAGAGGTTGCAAACTATCTAAAAATGCACCTCTCTCTTCAAGATATCAAAAGAGACATCGAACAATACCGACAAGCTGACCGAGGTGACTTACTTGGTGTTGATGGTTGGACGATTGAATGCAAGCGATATAAGCGTCCAGAATCTGCAAATGGATTTTTCCGCAAGGAATGGTGGGAGCAAGTGGTTAAGGCGGCTGAGAGGGCTAAAAACAAGCCTGTATTGATATTTAAGTTTGACCATCAACCTATCCGGTGCGCTCTCTATCTTAAAGATATTAATAAAAAATATAAGGGTAATGAAGTGGCGATTGTTACACTAGAAAGTTTTGTAAAGCTCCTCTCTCTCTAAAGGGTTGCGTGTCAACATAAAATATGATAGTTACTAATTTCATTGTAGCGTACGATAGGGTGTTCCTGTTTGTATCCCTCTGGCTTTTAGAAATTTAAGTCAGATTGTGCGCGTCCTTTCTATAAATAAGTGTTCTACTGCCCAACAAAAGGGCAAGTAGGACGCTTATTTATCTAGGTCTTATCTTTAAGACCTTATCTGTATAGACCTAATCTTGAAGACATAATCTATACAGATTGCACAATCTTATTTCTTTAGTTCTAAAGATAAATATCTTAGTGCATACTCTACAGACTTGGGTATCGGATACTTGCCATATTCGTAATTGAATATAGTCATTCGCGTGAGTTGCAGTTTCTCTGCTAGTTGTAGTCTGGTAAGATTCATACTCTCTCTTAATTCTATAAATTGTTTTTTAGTCATTCGCTGCCTTTCTCTAGTAGTTTTCTTATTTCCTCAATTACATATTTCTCTGTAAGCAATCCCTCTCTCTCCGAAAAGGGGCTATCAATTTGTATTCTCGGAATATCTAAAAGCTTGACAATAGAAGAAATACCCATACCTTGACTGACAAAATACAGGTATTCTTTTTCAGCTTCTTCGTAGCTACTCATGCCAGGATAAACACAAATAACATAAGCAAATACATCACAATAAAAAATAATGATGCTGCTAAAAATTCAAAAAATATTTGCCATTTACTCATAGCTTACCTCCTCTGCATATCAATAGTTGTTCTTGTCTTTAATAGTTGAACACCACCAACTTGGTTGCCGTCATCATCTATCAATGAGCATTCTTTCTGCCTAATGACCGTATTTGCATCAAAGTCGAATCTTTTAGCATTAAGTCTTAATTCCTCTCTGCCGTGTACGAGATAACGCACACCATCATTAAACCATATTTCAAACCATTGTTTTGCCATTGTCTTTCCTTTTCTTTTTGTTATGCCATTGTTGGCGTTTTAAGCACGTACTAGATGCTTATCGTTGCCCTAGCTATAGGTTACTAGGGCAATCATAAACACTAGGATTTATGACCGTTTGTTATAGCACTTTTGACAGCGTGAAACGGTGTCATATATGAATAATGAAAACCGTTTGTTCTTGGGTATTTTTTGCCGTCTATATACACCTTGTACCCTTGCCTATATCCAAAATATATTATTTCTTCTATTTGTATTTTGGGTTTGAATGGGAAATAGTTTGATGCTATATCCATAATTTCATTACACCAGTTATAATTTGAAATAGATTTTTTCATTGTTTAAACCTCCAAATCTTTAAATTCTAATTCGTATTTATTTTTAGGAAGTACGGCACGTTTAATGCATTTATTATCTAGATAAAATCTGTATTCCCTGTCTCCATTTTCAAGCAATCTATGAGTGGTTCTATGATTTACAAACGTGTGACTATTACTGCGAGATGTGCCGACCTTTACTTCAACTTCTCCGCATTCTTTTACGCCATAACTTTTATTAGATTGATAAATGCAAGCTGTTACATTGTTCCAGATTGGATATTGTCTCATTGTATTATCTCCTTTCATTGTTTTAAAATTAATCGTTTCTAACACGCAAAACATATTTTAATTGGTGAAGCTTGCGTGTTTCTGGCGGTTCTTGTTG